GTTTGATCCATTTGAAGATACCGCGCCATCAAATACCTTGCCGCCCATCAATGCGATCATAAATCCTTTGAATGTCAATGTGGATAGCAATTTGTTATCGCCCAGTACAGGCACAAGATATCTTTTGACTGATTCCATAGGCAATGATGCCAATTTAGAAGGAAGCACAGTCTGGAATGACCTAGTAGCCAATCAAAATGATATAGTAGAATACACTGGTTCCGTTTGGCAAGTGGTGTTTGACAGTCAAAATGAAACATCAACAGAATATGTTACCAACACATTAACAGGAATTCAATACCGCTGGACCGGCGAAGCTTGGGTCAAATCAGTGGAAGGTGTTTATCGAGGTGGTGAGTGGAGTCTTATCATATAGGTTGTGGTGCATTAATTTACAGTATCACAACCAAAAGATATCTTTTCTTATTGAGAAATCAAAAACGACACGCAGGGTCCTGGGGCTTGGTCGGCGGTGGTGTTGAGCCTGGAGAAACAGCAATAGAAGCCTTGCATAGAGAATTGATTGAAGAAATTAATCTAGTAGAATACAATCAAATAGTACCGCTAGAAAAATTTACCAGTGATCAAGGCAATTTTGAATACCATACCTATTTGATAACTGTTGAAAAAGAATTTGTGCCAGAGCTGAACGATGAACACAGAGGGTATGCATGGACCACAATAGCAGATCATCCAAAACCTTTACATCCCGGAGTATGGCGTACTTTTAACTTTCAAGCTATTGTAAGTAAAATAAAAACTTTTGAGCAAGTTTTAGAGATCACACTCTAGCACTAGATCACGGAAACTAATTCTACGTAAATTATTATGATCTTGCCATTGAGCAGGTATGTAACCGCTTCCGGTACTATTAACTAACACAAAATCTACCAACGGATAAGTTCTAAAAACATGTGTCATCGACAATGCCCAGTAGGTATCTGTGATGTTGTTATAGTCAGTGTAAGCGTTGGTGTCTTTATACACATTATCATAATGACCCACAGTGTCCAATCCGTCATGACCCAGCAAATATATTTTTGTGTGTCCGTCAAAACAGGCCAAGTAAGCGGCAATGGCACCTGCGTTCCAACCTGGGTTTTGTGGTATCACATGGAAAATACCAGGATAACTCAAAATATTTTCATGAGTACTATACACAACATTGGTTTTGACAAACCGTGTCTGTCTCACTTCATGTGCCATTTGTGATCCTACAACTACTAAAAAATCAGGTGTGTAATCTCTATAGAGAGCATTACAACCGTATGTTTGAACATTGCGTCCTCTGAAAAGGTTTAGATCAAAACCCAATCTACTTGTGCCGTTGCCTATCACAATTGCTTTCTGCATGAATCGTTGATTGTGAACAGTTTTGGCAATAAATTCTTTGCCGTAATTCCACTCGCCTTCTCTGTAGATAGCCGAAGAATGAACATCTTCGCCGTGATAGTTGGTTCTAAAAAGTTTGCGTATTGTTTGCACTTGGATTCCTGACCGCCGATTGTGTATTTATTTTAAAATTAGCGGAAAGGCGGACCGCCTATCCAAAGTACCAAAGATCTACGCACACCTTTGGTTACCGGTGCAACTCTATGCAGCGTGTATGAAGGAAAAAACCATGCCCGCCCTTTTACATAATCCAAAGTTTGCACGTCATCATTTGTGGTTTTGACTTGAAATTCACCTCCTTCAAAATCAGATGGATCAGACAGTAGCATAGACATGGACAACTTGCGTGGCGCATGAGTGTCATGGGGTGAAGCATCTGTGTGCCAGTTATAGTGATCTTTGTTGTCATCGGTATATAAAGTCAGCTGCATTGGCTCGTAAAATCCAGTTAGGTCAAAGTGAAAATATCTACTATTGACTTCGGCCACTGCTCTAGCTAGCTTGTCCCATATTGGGTGTAATTCTGGTTTTGTTCCTAACCAAGACACGTTGCCTTTTCTTATATCCGGACTTACAATGCCATTATCAGCAGATCCACCAATTTCGGCAGACTGCATTGACAACCACTCAGGCTGTGCTAATATAGAATTTATTTCGTCATTGGTAAGAAACCCGTCCCAGTATGCGAGACTGTCTTTACCTGGAATGTTTCGTGGCGGAATACTGTACAGCATCAATTGCCCTCCATAATTATTAACATTTGTTCAAAAAATTGATAGTGTGAATCTTTATAGCTATTCTTTGTTCGCTATCTAATATAATTTCGTTCATTTGGTTTCCATATTGTACGTTCTATTCTTTTGATATGAATAATCGGATCTAATTGTTTGATCGCCTGCTTCCTGTAAATAAGATCCATTTTTTCTAACGTAATGAAGGAAAACCTGTCCGGAATAGTATCCTGGAGGTCCATCGCACTTGTCTCTCCAATGATCTAAGTCACACCCAGGATACAACAACCCATCGCCTTCACCTAGATCAAATCTCTGTCCGTCCATATAAATTGGCCATGCATAGTGATGTGATCTTCCCAGTTGTAGAGTCACACTAACTTCACAAGCAGGCCTATCGCTGTGTTTTTCAAGAATATCACCATTACTATACAGTCTAGCATAGGCATAGGTAGGAATCAATGGCTCGCCAAATATATTTTCAATAGTGGGCCAAAGTCTTTCTTGCAAAGTTTCGAACATGTATTCGTGGTCTAATATGGCCCGTGCATTGGGAATTTGCTCATCGCCGCCTGGTTTTAGGTCCATTGAACGCAACAGAACGTGTGTAAAAAAATGACAAAATTCTATTGGTATAAGTTTTGGAATATATGCTAATTTATTTTGAGACATTGTACCATTTCTTCATATTTGATTTTTTTAAAACTAAAAGTAAGAATAATTCGTTCAGTGTTTGGAACCAATGTAACCGAATGCGGAACAGTGGAATTCATCAACCAAGTTTGTCCGGTCTTTGAACAAAAAGACTCTCGCAAATAGGATTTTTTTTCTTGTTTGTTCCACGTATAAAAATTGGTTATTTCTCCTGCAGTTTTTAAATAAACATTGATAGCACAATTTCTTCGCACATCAACATGTGCTGCCACAACTGGGTCAGGTACGTCAGATGCTGGTATTTTAAGTACCTGCACACCTGGTATTTCGTTTTGCAATATGTTGTGAGGCAATTGATCTACAAAATTTTGGCTATTTAAAACTTCATATGTTTCAATAGCAACTGGATTTCCATCAAGATTGTTTGCGTATTTTTGTAATCTATTGTAACTATAAATTATTTTTAAATTTTTTTCAACCAGCTGACAACTATCTATACTAATAGGAATCTGGTACGCACATCTCATAAATTATTTTACAAGATAGCCTACTGCATCTGTTAGTGCTTGTATTGTTTTGTTTCCAGTTTTTATCTTTATCTGTTTTGGGCCAACAAAAGTTTGGTCGTCAATCTGTATCTGGCCGCTGCCAAGAAATAATTGCGTGCCTTGTGCCAATTCCGTTACAGTGTTTTCCAACATTGTAAAGGTTTCAACATAATTTTTAACAGGAAACTTATCTAGATTCATGTGTTGGTTAATGCAAAAAACCTCTAAATCTTCAATTATAGTAGCTCGCCATTCTCCTGTACCAAGAGGCTTAGACAAAGTTGAATCAAATTTTTCCCAAGCTATTGTTTCTCCGGTACCGGTGTTTGTAAATGTACAACTTCCTTGTGCAACTAACCAAATGTAAGCAAAATTTGAAGAGGCACTAAAAACATTTTCCAACATGGGTTCAATATTCACTGGGATGCCCACTGGCAAAAATGCTCTTGCAATTGCTATATCAAAACCTTTATGTATAGTTAATAATTGGCTCATCTTAAATCTCTACTATTTCTGATTCGGGCGCAGGGGGCAACAGGTCTTGAGCAATATAAGTAAAACTTTGTCCGGCTAACTGTTTAAGCTGTGAAATTTTATTTTCGTCAGCAACAAAACTTTCCTCTCTTTCTTGTTGTTCTGCTATCCATAATCCTGCTACGGCTATTCTTTTTTTGATTTCTTCTATATCATCAACTCCTGGCCACATATTCAATGGTTGGTACGCCAATGCCCGATACTGATTGGGATCTTGATGTAATGTTTTATCTGAGGCGAAAGAAACTATTAGAGACTTTGTTTCTTCGTCATAACTGTGTATTTTCATGTGTAAAAGTTCCATATATTTTCCTATTAAGCTACTCCACCCAATCTTGTTCCTGTAACCGGCCAAGTTACAAAAGGATTGCCCACAATATAATTTCCCGCAGCACCTGCTCCGCCTCCTGCCCTGACGGCAGGAGCCGACGCGGGGGTAACAAAACCATTGCCCCCGGCGGTCCCGCTTGCTCCAATACCACCACCAGGGCCGCCGGCGCCTCCAGTTGCTGAAGTACCAATTGGTGAAGGAACAGGAGCACTACCAGACCCGCCAGACCCGCCGGTAGTGGGTGTTCCTGGACCACCAACAGTAGCAGGGGCTGGCCCGCCAGCAGAGCCTCCGGCACCCGCAGTGATGCCACCACCGCCTCCACCGCCACCTCCTCTTGAATTGACAGTAACGGGGCCACCTGATTTGGCGGGTCGGGGGGTGGTGGCTGTGGAACCACCACCACCTCCACCACCTCCACCACCGCTAGCAACTGTGCCAGGATTTTGGCTAGTAGTAGGACGATTAACAAAAATAGCAAT